CAGAACACGGCGAGCGCAGAAAGACGTCGAGATCGGAATTCAGAAAGTCGCTGAGCGGCTCGTTGTACAGGCTGATAAGAAGCCTCGGCTCTTTATTTTTCGTGATCGGTGTCCTAATGCGATGCGGGAAATGGGGATCTACTGTTGGCAGGAACAGAAGGACGGAAAACCCGTGAAAGAGGAACCGTTGAAAGTAGACGATCACTGTCCGGATACGATCAGGTACATGGTAATGGAGATAGATAATGCACACGAAATCCGCGCAAGCAAGGTGAGCGCGTCTCAATTGGGGTTGTAAATGGAAAAAGTAACGCTGACGGATAATCGACTGACTGAGGATCAGATCACGGATTATGTGACACATTTCGACTCGACGTATATCGACGAGAATCGGAAATATGCCAAAGGTGAAAATCCTACGATTATAAACCGCGACGCTCCTGAGAATACCGGCAATACTCCTGATAACAAGGTCCCGATGTCATATGCTCGGAAGATCGTCAATACAGTCGTCGGGTATATGTACAAGCCGGGCCTGATCTTTTATTCGACGAAGAAATCAAAATATCTCAAGGAACTCAACCGGATATTTGACTTAAACCACGAGCCGCTAAAAACCGCGTTGCTCGGAAAACAGTCCTCGATCTATGGGGCCGGATACGAGCTGCATTATACGGATAGTGAGAACAGCCCGAATCCTCGATTCTGTAAAGTCGATATTCGGGAGATCGTTCCTCTGTATGACTATTCGATCGAACCTCAACTAATCGCTGCCATACGGTTTTATGATATTGCCAATGCTGACGGCGGAAAGACAACGAAAATACAGGTCTATTATTCTGATCGTGTCCAGTACTGCGAGATGACAAGCGGCGGCGGAGGATTCAAGCTGCTCGATGAGAAAGAGCATTATTACAAACAGGTCCCGCTCGTGGTCTATTACAACAATGAAGACGAGGCTGGCGACTTCGATATGGTGAAAAAACTCATCGATGCGAATGATGTGCTGATGTCGGATAGCCTCAATGAGTTTGATCGATTCGCATGGGCATATTTGATTCTCAAGGGATTGAGCCTGCAGGATGAGGACGCGGAAAATATTAAAGAGAAAAGGGTGCTTGAGTTACCATCGGGCGTTGAAAATGATATCAAGTTTCTCACAAAAGAAATTCCTTCTGAGTTTATAGAGTTCATGTCCGGCTGGATACGAAAAGAGATTCACAAACAGTCACACGTCCCGGATTTTCTCGACAATGCACAGACCGGCGATTCTCTGAGCGGTGTCGCAATCTCGAAACTTCTTTATGACTTTGAATTTATCGCGGCAACAAAAGAGGCCTATTTCAAAGAGGGATTATATAAACGGCTCGAACTCATCAATACGATTCTCAATATTCGAGATGGCAAAAGTGAAATCATGAACGAGATACAGATCGTGATGAAACGCAATATTCCGCAGAACGATAAAGAGAACGCAGAGATCTTCAGTGCTTATGACGGACGGGGGATCTCAAAAGAGACGTTGATCGATAACTTTGCGAACTTCGTTGACGATGCGAAAGAAGAAATGAAAAAATACGAGGCCGAGCAGGGAGAGATCGTTGACCTCGATAACATAGATAGCCAGATAGATAAAAATCAAGACACGGAGGAAGTACAATGATCTTAAAAATCTTAGTGCCGGAAGTAAAAAATAAATGGGTGTTTTATGACCATGTGGAGCGGCTTACGATTTCTAAGGAGTTGCAGACAAAAGAGAAATTCAACAAAGATTGGGAAAGAGATGATTCTCCACCTCATGTCAACGCGGTGTATATCAGCGAGCAGTTAATTGCAGATGTCTCTTTTGCCTGTTTTGTCAAGGGCGGGGTTTCGGGTCCAGAGGAAAAAGTCGTTTGTTTCAACACCGAAGCCTATCTCCTGAACGATGACGGGAAAACGATCGAGAGGCTTTAATTTGTCGAACCTGAGTGACGAGCTTGCGAAGAACGGGAAAGAGATCGGAAAGATGACTGCCGTAACCGAGAAGGCGCTCGTATCTAACTATCGTCAAGCGCTCATGAATATTCGGATCAAGCTCGTCACCATCTATGATAAATACGGTGTGGACGGGAAACTTACATATGCGGAGATGACACGATACAACCGGCTCAAGACATTACACAAAGAGCTTGAGAGCGAACTGGTAACATTGACTGGACGAAACGGACGTGCAACGAGGACACTTTCAGCGGACGTGTACCAGGAATCGTTTTTTCGGTACGGATATGCGATCGAGAAAGTGGCAGGCGTCAATCTGAAATGGGGGATCTTGAAAAAAGAAGTCATACAGCAGAGCGTACAGAATCCGATATCCGGTCTCACGCTCAACGAGACGCTGGCAAAGAATCGCGCAGGAATCATCTTAAAGGTTCGGCAGGAAGTTACACAGGGACTCATACAGGGTGAATCTTATTTCAAAATGGCAGGACGGCTCAAGGATACGCTCGGCAAGGATGCTGCCAAGGCGATGCGCGTTGCACGTACCGAGGCACACCGGAACCAGGTCGCAGGCGAGCTCGACTCTCTGGATCATGTCGAGGAACAAGGAATCGAGATCAAACGATTCTGGATTGCAACACTTGACGGGGATACACGGGACAGTCACGCATCCGCAGACGGGCAGGTTGCCGATGAGGACGGGCTTTTTACCGTCGGCGGAGTAAAGACACGAGGACCCGGACAGTCGGGTATTGCCGCAGAAGATATCAATTGTCGTTGTGACGTGGGGACGGAAGTTGAAGATATTAAACCATCTGTCCGGCGGATCAAGGGCGAGGGTGTGAAAAAGAATATCACTTATGACGAATGGAAAAAAGCGAAGGGGAAAGTCGCATGATAGAGAAGATCAAGATCGGCTGGCGGGAATATAAAATCGTAATTGATCCGATTATCGATGCGAATCATACGAAGGGCGAGATTGTTTATAGTCAGAGTCGAATAACGATCACACCGAATCAATCGGGGGAAGAGACGAAAACCTGTCTTATACATGAGATCCTGCATGGCATATTTTTCAATATGGGATCTGAACTTGTATCGAGCGAAGATTTTATAAGTGGATTAACGGATCACTTATATCAAGTCATCAAAGAGAATCCGGACTTTTTAAAATATATCGGGGAGAAATAATGCCTGTACAGAAGTGCATGGCAAACGGGCGGCCCGGATTCAAATGGGGTAAATCCGGTAAATGTTATACATATACTCCCGGTAATGACAAGAGCCGGGATCAAGCAAAGCAAAAAGCCGAACACCAGGGGCGCGCAGTGCGAGCGTCTGGATGGACGGAATAATAAATTGATCCGTTGGGCTTGTACCGACGGGGCAGGAGGATTCAATGGATTTAACACTCGACCAGGCAAAGCAATTTTTTGAGGCCAACAAAGACGATCAGGCAGTAAAGGACTATCTAAAAACATTTGAGAAATCCGCGGAACTGACTGACACGGCTGTCATGGCCTACCTCGAGACGGAAGCAGGTAAAAGGCTTCTGCAACCGGTACACGATCGGTACACGAACAAGGCGATCGAGACCTACAAGGAAAAGACACTTCCAGGGCTCGTTGAAGCAGAGGTTGCAAAACGAAACCCGAAGGAGACAGAGGAGCAGAAACAGATACGCGAGCTCAGAGAAGAGATCAAGAAAAAAGAAATTGAACAAAACAAGAAGGATCAGAAATCCTTTGCTCTCAGGCTCGCAGCTGAGAAGGGGCTCCGGGTAGATCTCATCGATGATATCAATCTCGGTGAAACAGACGAGGAGACGCGGGCAATCGTTGACCGTATCGCTTCGAAAGATGCCGAGCATGTCAAGACTCTCGTGGATGCACAGGTCGCCGAACGGCTCAAAGGAACTCCGCCGGCAGGCGGATTACCGGCTCCTACGGAACCAGCAAAACTCCAGGAGGCGCAGGATAAAGCCCTCGCCGATGCTCACAAGGGTACGAGAGGCGCATTCGCCGCAGCCGTCAAAATCGAGGATCAAAAATATGCCGCTGGTCAAAAAAAATAAAGACCAACGGAGGTAATAAAAGTTATGGGTGGAACATCAATAACAGCTGAAGGTTATCTCTATGACCTTCCGAATTATACGGGCCTGCTTATTTCAGCAGATCCGACAAGAACACCGCTGCTCTCAATGATCGGCGGGCTCAATGGCGGGAAGAAATCGATGAACTTCGAATTCGATCTTTCGAGTGAGTATGATTTTCCCACCGCTGCACAGCCTGCAATCACTGAGACAGCTTCACTGACAGCATCAAGTTATCGGCGTGAGTTTGTCCGCGATCGACAGTTTAATGTCTGTCAGATTTTCATGGAATCAATCCATCTCACCTATGTCAAGATCTCGAATCAGGCAAGAATTCTGCATGAGGAAGTTTCGACAAGCGGATTTGCATACAGCACTGCCGGGGAATCGAACAATGTCGCAGACGAGATGGCATGGCAGAAGGCCGTCAGGATACAGAAGATCGCCAGGGATGTAGAGGTTACATTCATCGACGGCGCTTATGCGTATCCGACGGCAGAAAGTGTCGCGGCGAAGACCAGAGGACTCATGGCAGCGACTGCACTTGCGACAGGATCTACCATTGCGGCCGGAAGCGCGGACCTGAGCAAAGCGCTCATCGATTATCTTCTGCGCACAATGGCCGCGGCTGGTGCTCCGTTCACCAGGCCGGTTGCGTTCGTGAATGCATTTCAGAAACAACAGATTTCAGACATCTATGGATATGCTCCTGCTGACCGGAACTATGGCGGAATCAATATCCAGACCGTGCTTACTGATTTCTGTGAACTCGGTGTGGTATACGATCCTTTCATGGGTACTGATGATTTTCTCATCGCTGATGTCGCATATTGTTCTCCTGTATATCAGGAAGTACCGGGCAAGGGGCTTCTGTTCTATGAGCCTCTCTCAAAAACCGGTGCTGCAGAAGAGGGGCAAATTTTCGGACAGATCGGACTTGATTACGGTCCTGCGTTCGCGCATGGATCAATCACTGGCCTGACCACGAGCTAAACGGAGGCTGTTAGTCTCTAAGAGCGCTCCCCCGGGCGCTATACAAATGAGTTTGTGCGAAAGCACATCGGAGGTGTAGTAAATGGAGAATGAGAAATTAGGGCCAGGAGTCAATCCGAGAGTACGAAGAGCGATTATGCAACTGAGAGGGATGCTCATCGCTCCGACCGGAGCAGGACAGATATTCTATGTCGACGCAACATCCGGGAGCGATGGAAATGACGGAGAAAATCCGGATACGGCAAAGGCAACGATACAGGCAGCCGTCGATATTTGTGGCGATGGACGCGGTGATATCATCATCGTCGGGCCTGGGAAATATCAGGAGAACGTCATCATCGAGGACCACGATGCCGTCCATATCATCGCCCTCTTTCCGGGATGGGATACCAGGATTCGACCGTCCGATGGAACAACGAAATATGCATATACTAACAGCGGCGGAACAACCATTACTGCTGATGGTATCGGCTTTATCGTCAGTTCACGAAGCGTGACGATAGACGGGTTCTGTCTCGATGGTGGAGGCGGATATGTCGGGGCATATGTCGGGGATGGATACGGTGTCACCGGGGCAGGTGGGACGAGTTACAATTCCGCAAGTGCCCGAATTCGAAACTGTCTTTTCAGGGCAGGGAATGAAGGGACGAGTACTCCGGGATTGGTTCTCAAGGGATGTAGCGGCAATGTAATCGTCGAGAACAATGTTTTCCGGACAAATGATATTGGCGTTCTCGTTTCGCCCGGAAGCGGTCGAACCTGCCAGGGGCCCATGATCAGGAACAATATCTTCATGGATTGTTCGACGTATGGGGTCTACACGGACAATGTCAACACGATCGTCAATGTTCTCATTGAGAATAATACTTTCATGGACGGCGCATCAACGTTGACATACGCCATTCTCACGCAGGGGACGGGTATACACACCATCGCAAACAACCGCTTCGGTTGTACGAACACAATCTCCTGTCAGACGACAGACTGGACGGCGGGGAATTACAAAGCGAACGGGACCGGAACACCAACTTATATCTCGGAGGCATAACATGAGTCCGGAAGAAAAAGCAGAACAATTGCTCGGTAGGAAACCGACACCGAAAGACGAACCGTTTGATTCGATCGCCGGATGGGAACCTGAGAAGGCCGAGCCGAAAGGAAAGCCGAAGGCAAAGCCAGTCGAAGAGGACGAACCGGAAGAGGAAGAGTCCGAGGAAGAAGCCGAGTAATCAACGGGGCGGGGTTTTCCCCGCCTCGATTTATACGGAGGTATTTCATGTATAGATTTATCGGAACTGGCGTTGTGTGGGACAAACAACATAACAAGGCTCTCTGTGAGTTCGGTCGGCAAACGTGTACCTATGAGACGGACGATCCGAGAGAGATCGGGATTCTTAAAGAACTGGATTTCGATTTCGAGGAGTTTGAACCGGAGAAACCCGAGATTGCCGAACCTGAACCGGCGACTGAGGACGAAGACGATCCCTTGGACGATCTCTCAAAAGATGAACTGCTGCACCTCGCGGAACAGAACGGTATTGCAATAAAGGCGGGGTTAAAAAAAGCGGATATCATCGCCGCGATCAACAAAGGCATGGAGGATGAAAAATGAGCATAGCAAGAATAACAGAATTGCTCGAAGGGGAATTCGGGAAACACGGCGGACTCGTGATTGACGACACGTCCGCACATACCGGGAATTGGTGCAAGATTACAATCACTGAATCGGCGGCATTTACCACGCTGACGATCGGAGGATATACGGGCACGATAACCGGCATAACATTTTCAGCGAATACAAAAATACGCGGAGACATTACGGCGAT